GCGAGTCAACAGCTTACGGCGTTTGCGGTACGCCGACTGGATCGGGTGCGATTCTGCCGATGGCACTTATTTGGTGTTTGCGCCTGATGTCAACCTGCCGAAAGTGTTGCGGTGGCTTGATGACGTGAACAATCAGTCGTCGTTGTTTGCGGCTGCACCAGTTACTTGACGTAGCCATTCATAACACTGTACGTTTTTAGGTGGATCGGCCCTCATGCGAGGTGAGCTGTTCCACCCAAATCTCCGTCTGCATTCCACCGTTGTAGACGCGTATCGAAGGTGAGTGACATATGACAGATGAAATGCCCACCGAGGCTGAAGACTCTGTTAGCCAAGAATCGAAGCCAAACTGGCGACGTGAGCTAGAGGACCGGGCTAAGGCCGGGGACGAAGCTGTCGCACAGTTGGCGCAGTTGCAACGCGAGTTGTCGTTCCGAGATGCAGGTGTTGATCCAAGCTCAAAGCAGGGTCAGTACTTCATGCGGGGCTACGACGGCGAGATGACTGTGGACGCTATTCGTGCAGAAGCTGCCGAACTGGGCCTTACCGGACAGCCGGTGCAGGCGCAGCAACCCCAGATTGATTATGGGGCTGAGCAGCGGATCGCGATGGCGGCTGACGATGCTGGCCCTGTTACCAATCCTGAACTCGATACGTTGATTCGTCAGACGAAGAACCCTGACGAGTTGCGGGAGTTGATGGAAGCGCACGGCCACACTTGGAACGCAGCAGTCTGATGTAGCTCAGGTGGGCCTGATGGGAAGGATCCCTCATGGCTTATACCTCTACCTCTTCGGTGTCTTCGGATACCACTGCATTTGAACAGCTTGCCTACTTCGCGCTGCGTAGCCAGCCGATGTTCGAGATGGTTGCCGATGTCAAGTCGACCAACCAGTCGCACCCTGGCTCTGCTGTCCAGTTCAACATCTACAACGATCTTGCTCAGGCCACTTCGGCTCTGACCGAGACTTCGGATGTGACCGCTGTTGCCCTTGGCGACTCGACCGTTACCGTGACCCTTGCCGAGTACGGCAACGCTGTCACCACCACGGCGAAGCTTCGTGGCACCTCGTTCCTCAACGTGGATGCTGATGCTGCGAACATCATCGGTTACAACATGGCGAACTCGATCGACAAGATCGTTCAGGGTGTCCTTGTTGGCGGCAGCAACGTCTCCTACGGCGGCGATGCCACCTCGACCGCGACCCTGGCTGCTGACGACACCATTACGGCGTCGCTCATCCGTCAGGCTGTCGCTGCGCTTCGTGGCGATTCGGCTCCGACGATGGAAGGCGGCGTGTACGTCGGCTTCATCCACCCCGACGTGTCGTACGACCTTCGTGAAGACACCGCTGTTACCGACGTGATCCAGTACCAGATCCGTCAGGACGGCTCCGGTGTCCGCATGGGCAGCATCGGCACCTTCGGCGGCGTGGACTTCATCGAGACCCCGCGTATCGACTTCACCGCTGACGGCGGCGCTTCCACCGTGGACGCCTACAACACCGTCATCTGCGGTAAGCAGGCGCTCGCCAAGGCTCACAGCCGTGGCACTGGTTTCGGCGAGAACCCGTCCGTCGTGTTCGGTCCGGTGACCGACAGCCTCCGTCGTTTCCAGACGGTCGGCTGGTACCACCTGGTCGGTTACAGCCGTTTCCGTGAGGCTTCGCTCCAGCGGATCGAAACCTCGTCCAGCATCGGCGCTAACGCCTGATAAGCGTTGATGGTGTAGTGTGAAGGGGGGTCGGGTGCGTGGCCCGGCCCCTCTTTCTCGTTGTCTGGAGTTGTTATGCCTAAGGGTAAGCCGTACAGCAAAATCGGTAAGAAGGCTGCGAAGCCGATGCCTAAGAAGCGGAAGAAGAAGTAATGGCTAGCGGAATGTACGGCATCACGTTCCTCAACGCGTTGAAGAACGATCTTGCCCTTGATCTGGACGACACGACTGCTGACCGGTTCAAGGTCATGCTGGTCACGTCGTCCTACACCCCTGATTTCGGCACGCACGATTTCAAAGCGGATGTCACCAACGAGGTGGTTGGTACTGGTTACAGCGCTGGCGGCGAGTCGCTGACTTCGGTGACGTTGACGCAGTCGGGCGGCACAATCACGTTTGATGCTGACGACGTAACGTGGACTTCTTCTACGATCACGGCTCGTGGCGCTGTGATTTATGACGATTCGCTGACGGACGATCCGTTGATTGCGTATATCGATTTTGGTGCGGACAAGTCGTCGTCGTCTGGTGACTTTGTGTTGTCGTTCAACGCGTCTGGCATCTTCACTCTTGATCTGACCCCGTGAGGTTGACTCGTGGCTGCTAACTTCCCTGTTTCGAAAGATGACGTTTCGACGGTTGGTGACGGTACGCATCCGTCTGCTGATGAGGCGTTGTCGTCTACTGACGGTGGGCCTGCTCATCATGCGTTGCATCAGAACGTGGGTTTGGCGATTCGTGAGATTGAGGACAAGGTTGGTACGGGGGCTTCGGAACCGGCTGCGAACACTGTTCTGACGAGTATTGATACTGGCACGTCGGTGTGGGGCACGGTTGCTACTGCGATGATCGCTGCGGATGCGGTGACCGGCGCAAAGATCGCTGACGACGCGATCGATTCGGAGCATTACACCGACGGCTCGATTGACCGTGTGCATCTCGCTGCGGACATCATTGACGGCACGAAGCTGGCCGATGATGCGGTGGATTCTGAGCATTATGTGGACGGGTCGATTGACCGTGTGCATTTGGCTGCGGACATTGTTGACGGCACGAAGATTGCTGATGATTCGATTGATTCTGAGCATTACGTTGCTGGCTCGATTGACACTGAGCACATTGGTGACGATCAGGTCACCACTGCGAAGATCAACGACAGTGCGGTAACGACTGCGAAGATCAACGATGACGCTGTCACGTCTGCCAAGATGGCAGCGACCGTTGCTGTTGACACGGCGTTCTCAGTCGGCACGCTGACCGCTGGCAGGGCGTTGAGCACGAACTCTGCGAACGCTGTTGATTTCTACCGCAGCACAGCGACCACGACTGAAGGCATCATTCTTGGCCGGTCTGACGTGGGCGGCGCTGGCTCGAACAAGTTTATTGTGTACGCCAACGGTGACGTGGCGACCTCGACGGCCAGTTACGGCGGTATTTCTGACGTTCGGTTGAAGGATGTTCTTGGTCCTAGCGGTGACCGGTTGGCGCAGATCAACGACATGGAAGTCATCAAGTATCGTTTGGTGAAGACGACTGATGACGAAGGCAACATTGTTGATCTTGATGTGCCGTCGGAGGATTTGCTTGGGTTCTCTGCTCAGCAGTTGCAGACGGTTGCGCCTGGTTTGGTGGCTGAAGGTGAGCACGGGATTTTGAACGTGAAGGTTTCTGTGTTGATCCCGATGCTTGTGAAGGCTGTGCAGGAGTTGACGGCCCGTCTTGAGGCCGTGGAGGGCTGATGGAAGTTACTGCTGAGGAGGTTGTGCAGGTGGTCCGTGAACGGTTCCCGCTGCATTTCGAGATCGCTGTTCAGGCGGTGCAGATTGCGAAGTTGTCGCAGCCGCAGGAGGCTGCTGAGGAAGACTGATGGCTACGAACTACCCAGGATCGTTGGATACCGGCACGGAGCAGCCGTCGCCGTTGTCTACGACGGAGATGGACGACGCTGGGTTCGAGCATGATGTTGTCCATACGAATCATTCCGAGGCGATTATTGCTTTGGAAACGAAGGTTGGTATTGGGTCTTCGACTGCTGTTGCTGATTCGGTGTTGGCTGGTACGGGTGCAGGCACGTCTGGTTGGTCGACTGCTCCGTCGCTTACTGGCTTGACGATCAACGGCAACGCAGTAGGCGAAGTTGAGACAGACTGGACGCCCTCGTTCGCTGTTGGCGTCACCGTCGGCAACGGCACCGTGTCTGGCACCTATCAGCGCGTCAATGAGTTTGTGATCGTTCAAGGCAGTTTCATACTAGGCAGTACGTCAGCCATCACCGGGAACGTACGAACCGACCTGCCAGTCAATGCTGCGAACACCTTCGAGTTGTCGAACGGAACGATTGTTCAAATCGTTGACAGTTCAGCAAGCCGCTACTACCGAGGGTCAGGCCGTGCCCAGAACGCTAGTTCTGTGAATCTTCACGTTTTGAAGGCCGATACTGCCGGGAACGATTGCATCCACTCGACCGGTTTTTCCTCTAGCACGCCGATGACCTGGGCCAGCGGCGACCGTTTCGTATGGCTTTCGATCTACAGGACCGCATGATGATTGATCTGACCGACGATCTCGACCCCGACGACGTTCCTGCCGATTGGTGGCTGGAACGGATGCGCCTGCACCGTAACGCGCTCCTCGCCGCCTCAGACTGGACGCAGGCCGCCGACGACCCGACCGGCAACGCCGCCGCTTGGGCGACCTACCGGCAACAGCTTCGCGACGCTCCAGATAATTGGACGCCTAGCCCGACCTGGATGCCACCAGCCTTGCCGTCATGACCGCGTACCGGTCAACAAACACCTACCGTCAAGACCTCCTCAGGTACGACGGCACGGTCATCGTCAACGTCACCGTCACCCCTGCCGTCATCGCAGGAACCTCCACAGCACCAGCAGTCACCGTCACCGAAGGCACGGGCGTTGCTGTCACGCCAGCAGCCATCGCAGCGACCTCAACAGCCCCTGCTGTCACCGTTAGCGAAGGCACCGGCGTCACCGTTAGCCCCGCTGTCATCGCGACGACAGCGGCCATACCGGCTGCCACCGTCGAGATCCTGCTTGTCGTCTACGCCGACACGGTTACCGGCACCGCAGCACTGCCAGCAGTCACGGTCACCGAAGGCGCTGGCGTCACAGTCAACGCGACGACTGTGTCTGGTTCTGGACTCATTCCAGAAGTCACAGTTAGCGAAGGCACCGGTGTCACGGTCACGCCAGCGGCTGTCGCAGCAACCTCCACAGTCCCCGACCCGACCATCACCGAGGGTGCGGGTGTCACGGTTGCACGCCCGCAGATCGCAGCAACCAGCACAGTCCTGCCGCTCGACCTCTCGATGCGTTATGTACCAACCATTGAGAACATTCTGCCGCAGGTTGACGTGGTCCCGTATCACACGAACGACCCTGCTCGCCGTTTGGCACGGTTCCGTACGCCGGGTGCCCGTGGCCGCAACATCTTTATTCTGACCAGCGGCGCAGTGACGACCCGTCAACCGGGCGATCCGACGTTGATTAGCCGCACGTTGCTGGGCGGGCACGAATCACCGACTGATCTAACATCAGAAGAGTTGGATGCGCTGGTTGGCGCTGGATTTACCGTGGAGGTGCGGTGATGCCGAGGTACGACTACCGCTGCAAAGTGTGCGGCGCTGTTGAAGAGACAGTGCATGGGTTCAAGGAAGACCCTGAGATGCATTGTTTGGAGTGTGGTGCGGTGATGGGTCGCATGCTCGGTATGCCGTATGTGTCGCCGTCGGCAGTCCCGTCACGCAACAACGTCATTGACTTGGAGGCGACGAAGCAGGCTGAGAAGGAGAAGGTGGCTGACATGGACGCATACAAGCGTCTGCGGAAGAACGGTGTGCAGCCGCCATCGATCAATGGGTCCGCACGGCTGGAAGCCAAAGCGGAAGAAAAGCATGAGGTAAACTCCGGCAAGACGTTTTCGACCGCTACCGGTCGCAAGCGTGGCATGGGACTTGTGCGGGATGCGTTGGGTGAATAATGACTGCTCAGACTTGGATTGACGAGACGCGTGACCTGCTTCTCACTGACTATGTAGAAGAACAGGCGACGCTTGCCGGTGCGCTCGATGCGTCTAGCACGTCGGTGAGCTTTGCGTTGCCGTCTGCGATTGTGCCTGGTGTGGTTGCTGGTGCAACGATCGAGATTGGCACGGAACTGATGTATGTGTTTTCGGTGTCGGATGCCGGGTTGGCGACGGTGAAGCGTGGCTACAAGGGATCTGAGGCTGCGGCACACTCAATCGGTGACCTTGTCACCGTGAACCCGAAGTTCCCTGCCTACCAGATCCTCGACGCGCTCAACCACGAGTTGCGTGACCTGTCGTCGCCGCAGCACGGCCTGTTCCAGATCAAGACCGTTGAGGTCACGTTCAACGCAGCCCAGGACGGCTACGACCTGACCGGTGTCACCGACGACATCCTGTCGATCTACCAAGTCACCTACTCGGACCCTGGGTCGGAGGCGTCAGAGCCTGCGATCACCGAGTATGCGTTGCGTCGCGACCGCAACACGTCAGCGTTCCCGTCGGGCTACGGCCTGATCCTGCATTCGGATGCGTGGCCTGGCGAGACGGTGCGTGTCTTGTACAAGTGCGGGTTCGGCACCCTGACCGACGGCACCACAGCCCTGTCCACGACCGGCCTGCACCCCGAGGCATATGACTTGCCTGCGTTGGGGGCTGCGTTGCGGTTGATGTCGTCTCGTCCGATCCGACGCGAGTTCCTTGATGAGCAGGGATCGTCGCGGTCGGCTGAAGAGGTCGTGTCTGGCGCGATCTCGGCATCGATGCGTGACCTGCGGGCGCTACGCCTTGACCGGATCAACGCAGAAACGACCCGCCTGTACAGCCAGTACCCGGCAACGTGGACCCGTTCGGGCGGTAGGACGCAGACTTCGATCTATCGAGGGGTGTAGCGATGGCGCACGCTGCGGAGCGACTGCCTGTCACGATTGACGGCAGGTCGTATTTGATCGAGACGGAAGGGTACAGTCGCACGACTGTGCCGACTCTGCGTGAGCAGCGGGACACGTCAGGCGAGGCGGGCGAGAACCGGTTGAACACCCAGTTTTGGGTGCGGTCGCAGACTGACTGGTCGTACGGTGCCGGTCAGGAGTATTTCGATAACGACGATTCGGATCGTCGCCGGTTCTACACGTCGTCGGGTGTTGACCCGTGGACGAAGGGCCAGTTGTCGTTGTTGCCTTTGTGTGAGGACAAGGGCAACACTGGCGATGACGTGATTATGAAGGTGTTTGGTAACGGCACCGAGTACATGTATGTCGCTTCGGGCACTGATCTGTACTACTCGTCTAACTTTGCTGACGAAACACCAACGTGGAACACGGTCACGGCGTTGGCGTCGCCGCAGACGATCACGGACTTTGATTCTGATGGCGTGACGGTGTTTGTGGCGTACGGCGGCGCGCTCAAAGTCCATACGACACCGATCGGCACGACAACCCAGCCGTCAGTCCTGACCGGTCACTCAACGCTGCCAGACAAGATCCGGTTGGTATCTGGCCGACTGATCGAGATGGACGGCAACCACATCGGTGACATCGCAGCGAACGGCACGCTCGTTTCCGGGTCGCTGAACTACGACGCCATTGACCACAACCTTGCGTGGGTTGACGTAGCTGCCGGTCCTACTGGTATTTACGCTGCGGCGAACACCGAGGGTGTCGGCTCGATCTTTTTCTGTTCTACCGATGCGGACGGTTTGTTGAATCAGCCAGCGCAGGTTGCTGATTTGCCGCACGGCGAACGTGTCAACGCGATCGAGTCGTACGGCGGTCTGTTGATTATCGCGACGACGGAAGGTTTGCGGATCGCTGCGATGAATCAGGACGGCAGCGTCAGCTACGGACCTGTTGTTGATAACGGCGGCGAGGTGTTTTCGTTGGCGACCAGTAACCGGTTCGTGTGGTTCGGGACCGCTAACGGTCAGGTGTATCGGGCTGACCTGTCGGTGTTTACTGACACGTTGGTGCCTGCGTGGGCGTCTGATGTTGTGTCGACTGGTTCGACGCCTGGGAACGTGACGTGGGTTGCTCGTTCGAACCGGAAGACGTTCTTTGTTGATGCTGCGAACGGTGTGCAGGGCGAGGCCGAGTCGGGTGACCGTGTCGCGTCGGGCACGTTGACGGTCGGTGACGTGCGCTGGAACTCGCAGTTTGATAAGTCGCTGCGGCAGGTTGAGGTGCGGTCTGCGCCTACGTTGGCTGTCGCTGAGAACACGAGCGATTACGACCAGTCTGGCGAGACGTACAACGACGAAGACCTGTTCTACAACGGTGTCGCTACTCCGGTGCAGGGCACCATCAAAGTCACGTTCACGCCCGACACCGGCAACGATCTCGCTGTGTTGACGTTGGCTGACCGCGTGTCGCAGGTTGTCGAGTACAGCTTGTCGGACAAGTACACGGTCACGTTCACGTTGGAACGTGACGCTACGACGACGACTGCTGGCCCAAACTTGGAGTCGTGGCAGTTGTTGGCGTTCCCAGCCCCGACCCGTATTGACGAGATCGTGTTGCCGGTCGTGATGAAGAAACGTGTGGCGTCGTCTCGGGGTATGGGTGCTGCGGTGCAGCAGGATCCGCAGGGCGAGTATGACGCTTTGCGTGCGCTAATGACAGCGAAGCGGGTCGTGACGTATCAGGAAGGGTCGCGATCTGAGTCGGTC